ACTTGAGCGACTATCTTTTGTACCTTTTGGCGCAGGGCAAGGTACGTGCCTCTGTGTCCTTCCCTAGACGTCAGGTCCGGCCTGACGGGGATGGCCTAGTCAAGTTTACTCGACTAGGAAGAAAAGAAAGGTGGGAGTTCGCGCACACACTGAACTCCTTTAAGCGCAACCTGCCAACGGGTTGTCGCCTTCACACCCCCTCAAAAGCTACGGATTGGGCGTCCGTGGCTTTTTCTAAACCCCCCCCAACTTCCCCCGAGTACTTACGTTTTGTCAAGCGTGAAGTTTCTCGGCTCTTTCCCTCCGGCTGGGATCGCGGCTATGTAGATGCCGTTCGATCCTTTGCCCCTCGTGCGTCCGCACGTGAGATCTGCCCTGACTTCCCTCGCAGTGATGCGTCAGGGATTTGGGCTTCGATCGGTAGGGAAGAGTTCCTCTCCCGTTGCCTTGAGGAAGGTCGTTGTTCCGACGACCTTACTGCTAGGTATAAAGAAGTTTTGAGCGCTGGCAAGGTTCGCCCCCTTACGATCTTCGATCATAGGGTGGACGAACTTGGGCCACTCAATTCCTGTCTTTACGACTACCTTACGACGAAGCCGTGGCTTCTTCGAGGTAGTCCGAACGAGGAGAGGATGAGGAAGGTTTGTGTCAACAGGTTCCAGACTTCTGTTGACCTAGTCTCTGCTACAGACGGTTTGAGGCACGACGTTGCCAGAGAGATCCTTAAAGGTCTCTTTTCTGGCAGCGTCTCCGTGCCCCGTTCTGTTCGCAGACTAGCCGAGCGTTCTCTTGAGCCTCTTGTCGGTTTGGCCTCCTTGGGGGTCACGTCCGACAAGAAGGCTGCTAAGAGAGTTACGCACGGACAAATGATGGGGGCTTACCTCTCGTTCCCCCTTCTCTGCCTTCAGAGTTATCTCGCCGCCCGCTGGGCTGCTCGAGATTGCCCTGAGGCTACCTTTTTGGTTAACGGAGATGACGCGGTCATCTCTGCTAACAGGGAAATCCTTGACAGGGATTATCCTGACTTTTTTTCTCTCAATGAAAAAAAGACCATTAGGGCAGAGAACGTCGTCGAGGTCAACTCGACGGTGTTTCTTAGAGAAGGGGGCAAGTGGCACGAGGTGCGCCACTTGAGGAGAGGTACGCTTCTGCCCGGCTATTCGGGTGCTTTGCACTTGGCTAAAGCTTGTTCCGCCACTCCACAGTGGTCGGAGGCTTACGTCAAGGCCCGTCTTAGCCGGCGGTGGGGGTTTCTTCCCTCTCAACTCGGGCTTCATGCTGCTTCTCGCTGCGCCTGGCGGCGTGAACTTAGCATGTTAAAAAGGAGGTTGTTCACTGAACTACCTTTACCCCTTTCCCAAAGGGACCCGGAGATTTCTCTTGGCCGAGGACTTGTCCTTGACCCGGATGAGAAGGAAGCCTTGACTGATCATGTTTTCTCCCACGGGAGATGCGTGAACAGTCGGGAGACGTACAGCCCTTCCATCGGGGCTGTACGGAGGTCGTACCGTTACCGCAAGTTGCGCCTTTTTTCCGTTTTGAGTTACGGTTCTTGGCGGAAAGGACAACTTTCGGTTCCCGTTGTTAGTACTCCGTTTCTCGCGGAGTACGAAAACGATAGGTACAAAGGGTCGTTGCTCGCCCTTAGCGCTTTTCGCAGCCGGCTCGGCTTTGATTGACGCTTTAAGAGCTGCCATGGGATCCCCGCTTTCGAGCGTCGCGGGGTCTGTGGATGCAATCGGACTATGGTCCGGTGCGGTTGGTGTATGCCAGCATACATAACTTACTTTACGTAACGGCTTGCGCGGAAAGCCCGTCGCGACCTCCTTCTTTGGAGGTAGTCGGGGCGCCCGCACTAACCCGTGGTCGGTGACACCGGCCCTCGCTCCCTGTGTTTCGGGAGGCGGTTTGGGAGCCCTTCGCGGCGACGTTAGTACGTGGTAAGGAAAAGAGTGTGTGTCACGCACGGATAGCCTTCGGGTTGGGGCCTCCTGCCGTTGGAAACGGCGAGCACATTGCCCACTGGACTTCGAGCGCCAGATGGTTGTGTGCAGGAGCTTTCCCACGCCCGGACCTAAGGTCCGATTGTGTCCCCAGACAGGGG